ATCTATCTATAGCAGTCTGTTCTAATGGTGTTAAGCCTGCGGTTTGTTGTAACGGTATTTGTTGTTGTATTGCTGATGCAGCTGCTTGTTGAAGCTGATTAAAAAATCCAGGTGTGTCCTCTGTACCAAAGTATAAGGAACGCACTAATGGGTCGCTAATTACCTCTGATACTTCTTGTTGGCCTAAAACAGGTCTAAGTGGAGCTGGCCCTGTATCTACTGCAGGAACTGGGTCTGTCACGACCTCTGAGCCAGATTCTTCTCCCCCTGTCTCACCTGAGCCTGGCACTACGTCTCCTGCCATACCTAAGTCAACATCAGCATCTGGAAATTGTGGTTGTAAATCATCTGGTCTAAAATCTGGTATATCACTGGGATTTGGTAAAGTATTTAATACAGGTTCTCCAGTATCTAAATTAATAGCTGGTGGCATAACTTGTGCCTGCATCATACCAGGTGCTGCTTGAGGCATAGGCGGTCGATAAAGTCGCTCACCATTTGGGCCTAAAAAAAATTGACCTCCAGGTTCTACTCCTGGTGGTAGGCTTGCCATATCTCTACGGAATTGTTCCATCTGTTTTTCGTTTTCACTTCCAAAGTTATCATTACGTCTTGGATTAGCAATTCTCATACTTCTAGGTAAATCGCTAGGTAATGGTGCTTGTGTAATTACTGGCATGCCAAATCTGTCCGTTGTAAACTTCGGGCCAAAATCTATATTACGTCCTCTCATGCTACTCCTTCAAAATATTTCATTAATTTCATCATGTTTTTTGCACCTCTTTGTCTGTCTGGTTCTAGTGCTGGTGATAACTCCATAATACCACCTTTTTTCTTTTTCATTTGCATACTACCTGCACCTAAGTTTGCCTTAGCAGTCATAACAAATTCACCGTCTGACAACATAGCCGGTATATCATCTGAGGTGCCGGTACCAGGTCCGATAGACTCACCACCTGATCTCATATCTAAAACATCTCCACCCTCTGCATATTCTAACGCTTCATCTGTGTCCATTATTCCGCCTTTTGCTTTTCCTACTTTTTTTGTATTTTTTACATATTTAACTGCCAATTCAAATATTTCTGGATGATTATCATAAGCTGTTCTTAAAGGCATTTTGAAAGGTGCATTTGGGTCTGGTTCGTTAACAGGTTTACCAGTTTCTACATATACCGCTCTGTCTGATAAATCATCTTTTACTTGTCCTTTTCTTACAGCTTCAACATACGCATCAAAATCTCTGTCAGGTATGTCCTCTAAACTTCTCATGACTTTCCCGAATATGCTTTGCTGTCTTATAGCCGCATTAGATTCGTCTAGAATTAAACCCTCTGGGCTTATTAGCAATTCAAATGATTTTTTGTTAGCTGGACCACCTTCGGCATAATCTGATTCACCAACAACAGCACCACCTTTTGCAAAAGCATTTATTTGTGGTCTGGGGTTATTAAAACCGCCCCCCAGTCCTAAATCAAAACCGCCCGGTCCAAATGTTTGTACTGGTGCTAAATCTTTTCTTATTCCTGCTCTAACGTCTTGCATGCCTCCTTGTCTCTCTCGTAATGCTTTTTCTGTTAATTCACCATATCTTTTTGCTAATAAAGCTAATGTAGGATCTATTCCTGTAACACTTTTAACACCCTCTCTTACATTACCTAAAGACCCAAATATACCGCCTCCCCCTGGATCAATACCAAATAAATCATCTAAAATGTTGAACTTCCTACCACTAGGTGTTTGAAAAATACCGGAGGATCTTAGTTGATTTACTGGTACTGGTCTACCATCTTTATCCATAACTGTTGGCACCAAAGATTGTAAAGGTTGAATTTGACCTGACTCATACATAAGTTGTTTGTACAAATCTGGTTGAAATTCTTGTATTCTTTTTAAATCATCCGGCGATAAATTATTTAAATAGTTTTGTGCTTTTTCTCTTTGTTGTTTTGTGACTGCATAATTAAATTCGCTAGTCTCTTCTTGTTGAGCTACTTGTTGTTGCTGCCCCATCCCAAAAAGATCTCTGCCTAAATTTTTAAAGATACCTCTTTTATCCTCGCCCGGTAACACATATTCTTTTATACTGCTAAAAGTGTCACCAATAGATCCTGTACCTCCACCTAATTGGGATAAACTACCGCCTTCTCCGAAAACTTTCGGGCCTGTAAATAAACTTATAGCATCACCAATACCACCTTCGCCTGTTACTATACGGCCTGCTGCTCTAGCTTTGGAATAAATATTAGCTGGAGCCTGCCAAGGACCAGGTACAAATTTTGCTATTTCTGCAACAGGGTCTAAAACTTTTCTAACTTTTTTGAAGAATTTACCTATTTTCTTTTTAAATTTTTTGAGAAAAAACTCAGGTAATCCTGTTTGTGGATTTATAGAATTTAGTTCGTTGCCAACTATAAGTTCATTTAAAAGAGTGTCTTCTTTTTTTAAAGCTTTTTGTACGGCTGTTTTAAGACTAGGATATTTGCCTAAAAAATCGGCAGGCAAAACTACTTCACCAGGAGTTAAATGTGCTAACTCTGTATCTCCGAATCTACCCTTATTTTTTAAACTTTCTATACCTTGCATATTATGTAATTGTAACTGTTACGCTGCCTAACGAGCTTGTCGCACTCAATCCTGTAGGATAGGTACGGTGACTTGTTAGGTCAATAAATTGTGTTCCGTCGAACATCTGCAATACTTCTGTAGTTGTATTGAATATTAGCGTGCCAGCTTCAAGTTGGGCTGTATCACGTTCGGTTTGATTTAATTGTAACGTAAAAGTAGGGTCAAAACCACCTAGATTGATTTCTAATATTCTTACCAAACGGTTAAAAATTTCTACAGATACTTGATCGCCAGTAGCTATTGGAAGTCTTGTTGGTAATAATTTAGCCATCTATATGAAAATTTTGTATTAAAATCTCTACAGCATTTAATTTATCTTTTGCACTCGCTAATTTTTCTACCTCTACATCTAAAGATTGAACTATGTCAGAATGTTCTCCTATACCAACTGGACTAATCTCGTAAGCCAAAATATTTGCTTCATGTACAGCTATATCGCCGATATATTTTTTTCTTAATGCTTCTAATAAACTTACTTCTGGGTGCATTATCTTCTTCCGTCTTGTCTAATATCTAGTCTAGTCGCTCCTAATCTCCAGCCAACTCCATCATTACCACTATCTCCATCATTAGACGCTATTCTTATTACAGCCTGTCTTCCTCTGCCTCTAATGTGTGATTGTTGTGTGTTAGAGTCTACGGTTGATGTGGCTACTGTAGATAAGCTGTCGCCAGGGAAGTTTCGCACTTTTGTAACAAAATTTACATTACCCTCTTCTGATGACAAAAATTTAACATCTGGTATTATTTTTTTGATAAAGATAAAGTTTTCACCATCCCCTATATCAAAGTCAGAAGATTCTATAAATACACCAGTCATTTCGCTGCCATCATCATTAAAACCAAATTCATGTTCAAAAAGACTATTACTACCAACGGCCTGTGGGAAGGGCTCTACTCCAGAGTCTAACCATACAGTTCTAACCAGTTGACCATAATACCAAGCTTTTTCTTCGTAGTTGTAAATAACATATCTGTCTATTTCTTGCGAAGTTGCGGATGGATAAAACCAGCCTATTTCGTTTTCTTTTGTGTTTGTGAAGGCGGTTACTTTGTAGGCTTGCTCGCTGTTAAAATTAGAGAAAACAAAATTTAAAACACTACAAGGTATTTTTTGTACTGTCCCGTTGTATACATAAAAATTATCGTATGACATAAAATATACACCATTAGGTCCTGTAACTGCTGCATTTGGACCTACTAATCCTGTAGCTTCGTTTATTAAATTTAGTGCAAAAGTAAAAGGTGGTCCAACAAACTGCATGCTGTAAACAGAGGTATCTGTAAAAATTACTGTTTCTTGTCTTGATTTAACAGCACCAACTATAGTAGATCCAGAAGAAAGCCGTACTGAGCCTGCGGTATTATCAATTTTTGGCTCAAACTCTAGTTCATTTTCTTGATCTGAAAATGCTACAAACATAGGATCTACTGAGCCAGTTCTTGCAGTACCTGAAGCATTTAATGGATCAGCGCCCAAAACAATAAGATGTCTGTCGATTTCTGATGTAATAACTTGTAATGCTTTTGTTGGCACTAGATTTGCACCTGTAATACCTGATAGTTCTACTGCTCTAGTGCTTAATCCGCCACTTTCTAACCATCTAAATATACCACCAGCTCTAGCATTAATAATTAAATTTTCACCAAAATTATCATGTGACCATAATCTAAGTTGGTTTGTCTCTGATAAAGCTGCTGTCGTACCCCAAGTCCCATCACCCCATCCATTAGCTCCCCAACCAGTAGATGAAACATAAAAATCAAGGCCTACATTTATTTGATAAGCTCCTACCACACTTGATCCACCATTACCGGTATCGGAAGAATTAGCAGTTACAGTAGAGCCAGATGTATCTTTAGCCGTAATTTTATATGAATTTGCATTTACTATCGTATCTATTT